CTACACGCCGGCATCCGCCTCCATAGGCTCCTATACCCTGGCCCTGTACGAGGACGGCATGATCCACAAGATCTGGGGCGCGCGGGGAACCGTGAAATTGGTTCTAAAAAACGGGGAGCCGGGCATGCTCAGCTTTTCGTTCACGGGCGCGGATTTTTCCGTGACCGACGGCGCCATGCTCTCCGAAGTGTCCTATGACGCCGCCAAACCGCCCGCGTTTCTTGCGGCGCAGTTCACCATCGATAGTTATGCGGCGCTTTTATCTTCCCTGGAGATCGACATGGCCAACTCCGTGGCGTTGCGGCCGGACGCGAACCAGGACAGCGGATACATGAGTGCGGTGATCACGAGCCGTGTGCCGGTGATGACATTCGACCCGGAAAAAGTGCTGGTGGCCACGTACGATTTTTACGGCGAGATCAGAGACGGCACCGAGGGGGCTCTGTCCACGGTTGTGGGCAGTACTGCCGGAAACATCTGCACCATCACCGCGCCAAAGGTGCAGTACACCAAGATCGACGAGGCCGACCGGGACGGCATCCGGAGCCTGGGGATCGACTGCCAGCTCAATCGTGACAGCGGGGATGATGAGCTGTCATTGGTGTTCACATAAAAGAAAAAGAGGATCTGAAATGGAAGAAAATGTAAGTGTAAAAGCGGAAATCGGCCTGGATGAAAAATACGGCCTGCGGTCCCTGACACGGGGAGAGCTCAAGGCATTGCGCAAGGAAAAAATCTCCCTGGCCAAAATAGACAGGCTGGACCCGGACGCTGCCGAAGAAGTTGTCGACCGCATCGTGGCAACGGTCATGGGGGATGCGGCGGATGATCTGCCCAACCCGGACGCTCTGAAGATATTTGTGCGCATCATCGAGCTGACTTACGGGGATGAGAAATCGGAAAAAAACTCATCCGGGCCTGGCGTCTCATCAGCGCCGGGAAAGACCCGGAAGAAGTGATGGAAGAAAACCGCGACGCTCTGGACCTGTTCTCGGCCTGCGTTACCCAATGGAAATACAGCGCATTCGGGCAGCGCCTGGGGCTGGATTATGCGGGAGTGCTGGCCGTGGCCCGGATGCTGGACATCCAAGCGGACGCGCCCATGCTGCGGAAAATTCAAACCTTGGAGGTATACGAGCTGGGGCAAGGGGTGGAGGGCGAAGAGCATGGGGCGGCGGTCAAAGCGTGTCGAAATGCCAATGCGTGCGCCATGTGCACCAAAAAGAATTGTAGGGACAGGATATGAGCGATAACAAGGTTCAAATTATCATCACGGCCAAAAACCTGGCAACGGCAGCGCTGCAAAGAACCGCGAGCCTGGTTACAAAGACCGTGGGCGGCGCCGTCAAAGGATTGGCCAGGCAGCTTACGTCTTTGAAAACCCTTGTTATTGCCGCTTTTGCGGGTTGGGGCCTGAAAAATCTGGGCGAAAGTTTTCTCAATGTGGCCATGTCAACAGAGAGATATAAAACCATCCTGGAAACCGTGCTCAAATCAGCGGAAAAGGCGAAAGAGTATTTTGCCTGGATTGCCGACTTCGCGGCTAAAACACCATTTGAAATTCCGGGCCTGATGGAGGCGGCCACCCGCCTGGAAGCATATCAGCTGAGTGCTAAAAAATATCTTGGCACTCTTGGAGATACGGCAGCGTCAATGGGCAAGTCCATTATGGCGGCGGTGGAAATGATTGCCGACGCATCCCAGGGAGAGTTCGAGAGGCTCAAGGAGTTCGGTTTCCGGGCAACCGATGTGGCCAAACGCGCGGGGTTCGAGAGCGTCCAGGTCATGAATTCCACCAGAGAAAACCTGGCAAAGGCCACAAAAACCCTAATGGTCATGCTGAATGAAAGATATGCGGGCGGCATGGAAAAGTTGTCCAGAACCCTGGAAGGCATGCTTTCCACCTTGCGGGATTATTGGGGGCAGTTCCAACAAATGGTGATGGATAGCGGAGTGTTCGATTTCATAAAAAGCAAAGTTGCATCGGTCCTCGAAACACTGGAACGGCTGAAGTCCGAAGGAAAAATGAAAGAGTGGGCCGAAGAAATCGGGACAATGGTTGTCGATGCGTTTGAGAAGGGCTGGAGCGCCGTTAAAAAACTGGCGGAAACAATCAGGGAGCTTTATGAGAGCGGTCAATTAAAAGCTTGGGCGGAGGAGGCTGCAAATGTCCTGGGGACACTTTGGAAAGTCCTGAAGACAATAACCGGGGCTATCGAAACTGTTATACAAAAGGTCCAGAATATTCGTAAAGATCAATTTAAATGGGATGACCTGGCGGGTGAACGGGCGGTGGAGATTGCGGAATTCACGAACGATCTGGCGACACCCATAGAAGTTCCGCTGAACTTTACAGGCACCGGGTCCAGCACCTTGCCCCTGTCCGAGAAAATCGCGGAACTGCAAAACAAAGTTACCGATTTTTCCGATTACGTATCCGGCTTGAGCACCGACTATACCATCGACGCATCCGGGGCCACTCAGGCCCTGTCTTCCGCCCTGGAGAGCGTGAACACAGACTATGAAAGCAAACTGTCCGGCATGGTCAATTATATAGCCGAGAGGCAGGTCGAGCTGGAGCAAGTGAGTTCGGGCCAGAAATCCTCCATGTACAACACATACCGGAACATCATAAAGGGACAGATCAAAGCGGCAAAGGGCCAGACCGAGGATCTGGTCCGGAGGTGGGAAACCGAACAGAATCTGACGGAGAAATATTACGGCGGAAATACCACAACCAACCTGGGAGGCATTACCATCAACGCATCCGGAGGGAACCAGGACTGGCGAGACATTGTGCGGAATCAAATCATACCCGAGCTGAGAACCGCGGGAGTGATATAAGTTTGAATTTTGAATTAAAAATTAAGCATTAAAAACTATGGCGAACATGAAATTCACCAAAGGCGGGTCCACCTTCACCTTTGTGGACGGCCGGAAATATCCCGTCGACGACCAGCCCCGGGTCAATGTCGTGGTGGATTATTCCGAGGGCCGACAGCTGTATGCATATGACAAGGGCGTGCAGGAAAATTTCATATACCTGGACCTGGACCGGGTTTGCCAGGCCGACCATGACAACCTGGAGGCCTGGTTCACGGATACTGCCGTTGGCCCCAAAAACACGTTTACGTTCACGGACGAGAATTCCGAGGATCATACCGTTCGGTGGACGGATACGAAATATCCGCTCCAGGAAGTCACCTCCGGCCGGTTTTCCGGGTTGATCACCCTGAGAGAGGAAATATAGGAAAAATGAACATCCAACATCGCCCCGGTTAAACAGAAAAGAGGTTTCACGGGGTAAAAACGTCCAACATCGAACATCGAATAAAAACAAGAGGCGAATCATGAAAAGCATACAGCTCTACAAATTACTGCAGCAGCATGCGGCCAACATTAATCACCTGGCGGTGCAGCTCTATAAGGACGGCATCGAGACGGAAGATGCATTCAAAAAGGCCCTGGCAGAGGTTGAGCGTGTGTACAATATTATGGCACAGCCGAACATGGAAAAGTAGGGCAAGCTTGCAGGGCAGGCTTTCCGGCCTGTCGCAACCTGCCAATTAATAGCAGACAGGAATGTCTGCTCCATAAAGATATGAGATCCTTCAACGCCAATTTCATAACGGAAAAGAACAAGCGGAGCGACGGGCCGACGCCCATCAATCTGCTCGCGTTTAATTTTTCCACGCCCGTCTATTTGTCGGACCGGGATGTTACGCCCCCGGGCGGGTCCGCCCATTCCGGGCTGATCAAGTCCTGGGGTTTTATCGATACGTCCGTAAAACAAACACCCGGCAGCGGAGTGCTGGGAAATATCGAGATCTCGGATTTGCAGCTCACCATCATAAACACCGAAGCATCCCGGTTCTCGGACAACTTTACAACGGTCGATCCGCCGGAAAACGTGACCGTCGAGCTGTATCAGTGGTTTGCAGGTCTTCTGGACAGCGAAAAAGAAATTATCTTCAAGGGCGTCATTCGCGGCCAGCCGGAATACGATCTGTACGAGTGCAAGCTGACAATTCGCGGGATCTGGGAAAAATACAACAAAAAAATCGGCGAGGACATGGTCATTTCCGCGGATGATTTTCCCGCTGCGGATCCCGACGATATCGGAAAAATGCAGAATATCGGATATGGCTCTCTGTCCAACGTGCCATGCCGGTGCGTGGAGTCCGGGGCCGTGGACAATCTGTTAGAGGAAATCAGCTCCTCGGCAACGTCGATAGAATTGTCAAACGCATCGGAAATCAGTTCATCCGGGACCATCGGTATCGATGCGGAGGAGATCACCTATACCGGCAAATCCTCAAACACGCTGACCGGATGCACGCGCGGAGCAAACGGGACCGATGCTGCAAGCCATGCCGAGGGCGCGGCCGTCTGGCAAATCGAAACCAAATATGTTTACCAGATTTGCGGACACCCGGTCAAATCCATCGGCGATATATATGTGGACGGTTTTAGAATTACTCCCATAGTCACGAAGTACACCGGCCAAAGCGGAAATGAATTATCCGGATATGAGGGCCTGGCTGTTTTTACGGTGCCGGATAAATTGACCAAAAAACAGGCCGTTGACCTGCTCGTCGACGACGGCATTACCATAGAGGACGCCATCGACGTGGTGGACACCATCGACGTGGATGATGGCATTTCCGTGTCCGACACCATCGAGGTGAGCGACGGCATCGGCGTGACCGACAACATTTCCGTGACCACGAACAGC